GTTGGGTGGAGCGGACAATCCAAATGGTGAATTACCGTCTTATATCACTGGCGCTGACATCACCTGTGGAACAGTCTGAACTGCCTATGGCTATTTCTGCGCTCTGGTCGGTTTATCGTGATGTGGGGGTGTACTGATGCCGTGGCAACCATTAAGGCGATGCACTGAGCCGGGCTGTAATAAGCGCGTGAAGTCCGGCAAGTGTGAAGAGCACAGGCGGGCTGCATGGCGTGCAGAGGATGCCAGACGGGGGCACCGCCGCGCGCGTGGGTATTCCCGGCAGTGGGACAAATACCGCGCCCTGTACCTGAGCAAAAACCCGTTATGCGTGCGTTGTCTGGCTAAGGGGATTTATACGCCAGCTCTTGTGGTGGATCACATCATTCCCATCAATGGCGGCGGTGATGTTCTCTTCTGGCCTGAGTGGAACCACCAGGCATTGTGCCAGACGTGCCACAACCGTAAGACGACACGGGAAGATCCAGCCACGAAAGCGAACCGTAAGGCGGGCATGTATCGCGAGCAGGAAGAACGGGCGGCACATCGTAACGACTGGATGTATGGCGATGATGACTGAACAGGAGCAAAACAGGCTGATACGTGGACTGATAAGGCAGCGTGACTTATGGAAGACACAGGAGACAGGGCACAAAGTCAACAGGACAGGGCGCACAGAACGCACCACACCGAAGCGATTAACCGACCGTGACCGCGAGGTCATGGAATGTTTTCGCAATCGCTGGTGAGGCTGTCAGAGGGGGTGGGGGAGGTTTTCAGGACGAAACCGTCCCTGCCGGACACCGACCGCCTCCTCAAATTTTTGTGCACGGGAATTTTTTTGAAAATAATTGGGCGAAAAAAGAACATGGCAAGACCACCAAAAGCCCCCGCTTACCTGGATGAAATCGCGGTCAGGCAGTGGAAGGAAAAATCGCGCCAGCTTTCCGGGCGGGAAGACCTTACCCCCGCCGACTGGAGCAATCTGGAGCTGTATTGCGTTAACTACTCCATATACCGCAAAGCCGTCGAAGACCTTGCGACGCGCGGATTCAGCATTGTTAACAGTCAGGGCAGTGAGAGCAGAAACCCCGCCCTGAGCGCAAAGGCTGACGCAGAAAGAATAATGATCAAAATGGCTTCTTTGCTGGGTTTTGACCCGGTAAGCCGCCGCAGAAATCCACCGGAAACAGAGGAAGAGGACGAGCTTGACCGCCTGGCATGAGTACGCAGAAGGCGTAAAAAACGGCAAAATTACGGCCTGTAAACGACTGAAACAGGCCGTTAAACGGTATTTTTCTGACCTTGAAAACCCCCTTTACACGTTCGATCCGGAGGTCGTGGAGCGGTTTATTGCCTTTTCCAGGGTGTGCCCGCACGTAAAAGGCGCAATGCGCGGTAGCCCCATTGAGCTGGAGCCGTGGCAGCAGTTCGCCTTTGCGTGCATCCTGGGCTTTAAGGTTAAGGCCACCGGGCGGCGCAAATACACCAGCGCATTCATTGAAGTACCGCGAAAAAATGCCAAATCCACGGTCGCCGCTATCCTGGCTAACTGGTTTCTGGTTATGGAAAACGGGCAGCAGGATATTTACACCGCCGCCGTGAGTCGTGATCAGGCGCGGATCGTGTTTGATGATGCGCGTCAGATGTGCCTTTTATCCCGACCGTTACGAAAGCGGGTAAATATTCAGGCACACAAGGTGATACACCCGAAAACCAACAGCCTGTTAAAACCACTGGCAGCAAAAGCGGCAACCATTGAAGGTACAAACCCGAGTCTTGCCATTGTGGATGAATATCACCTGCACCCTGACAACGGGGTTTATTCCGCGCTTGAACTGGGAATGGGGGCGCGTCCGGAGGGGTTATTATTTGCCATCACCACATCGGGGAGCAACGTTGTTTCAGCCTGTAAACAACACTACGACTATTGCTGCCAGATACTGGATGGTGAAGAGGTGAACGAATCCATGTTCGTGCTGATTTACGAGCTGGATGATGAAAGCGAGGTTGACGATCCGGCGATGTGGATAAAGGCGAATCCCAATATCGATGTTTCCGTCGATCGTGAAAAACTGGCCTCAACCATCCAGAAAGCGCGGGGTATTCCGTCGCAGTGGGTGGAAATGCTCACCAAGCGATTCAATATCTGGTGTCAGGGGGCTACGCCGTGGATGGGTAACGGTGCATGGGCGGAGTGCGCCGGAACGTTCGCGGAGGCGGATTTATACGGGCAGGAGTGCTACGCGGGGCTGGACTTATCATCAACCAGCGATATTTCCAGCGTGTGCTATGCCTTTCCGGTCGGTAAAAAGATTATGCTGGTTTCCCGTCACTATCTGCCGGAATTTCAGCTACAGAACCCCGCCAATAAAAACCGCGCCATCTATCGCCAGTGGGTAAAGGCGGGCTGGATACGCACAACACCGGGTGACTGCATTGATTATGACCGTATCCGTGATGACATCATGGCAGATGCAGAAAATTTCAATATCAGGCTGGTGGGCTTCGATACATGGAACGCCACGCACCTGAGGACGCAGCTACAGGGCGCAGGATTTGAGGTGGAGCCGTTCCCGCAAACATACCTTCGTTTCAGTCCGGCGGCGAAATCGTTCGAAGTTTTTGTTAACCGGAAGGTGATTGTGCATCGTGGTGATCCGGTGCTGGCCTGGTCAATGAGTAATGTTGTGATGCAGAGTGACGCGAACGCCAATATCAAGCCGAACAAGAAAAAATCATCCAACAAGATAGACCCGAGCGTTGCGGCGCTGATGGCGTTTGGCACATTCCAGGCAGAGCATGAGGAATTTGCATTCGATATGAGCGACAGCCACAAAGAGCGGCTTGCGGCGTTTGATGGTGTGTAACGGAATGGATGAGAGAGGACAATGCTCATTTAATGGAATAAATTTTCAGTATTACCGGCACCTACTTTCAGGGATGTTTTTGCGGGTTATTTGAGGGGTGTTTGCGGGTTATTTTGAATGTCTTGCGGGTTACATTCTGGCTGATATTTAAATGCGTTGTTTTTTAACATATTGATATTAAAGAGTAAAAGATAATTAGCACGCGAAGATAACCCGCTAACCCGCATAACCCGCACTGTTTTGTATATATATACGAAAAATTGCATTCAGGGGGGATCGAAATTTCTACTGCCTCTTATCTCTTTGAGTGCTCACCTCGTCAGATTGTTACACACAAGAAATAAAAAATGCTTCGCGATGGTAGGTCGAATCACTGTATCAAAAAACGGTGTGTATCAGCATTAAAACAATACAGATACGTGTATTGCGCTGTGTATTGCTCGATGATTTATAAAGACTGTTTTTTCATGTTAAACGATTGATATACAGTCAATTTTAAAAAACTTGAAATATTCTCACGAAACACATGAATGTGTGGGTCACTGCCGAGTCTGCCTGGATGGATATGATTAAGTGGGAGAAGTGTGAATACATCGCTCCACAGCATGAGCTGAAAACATATCCCATGTGGGTCGGCGTCGACCTTGCTCATAAGATTGATATCTGTGCGGCGGCAAAACTCTGGCGAACGGATAACGGGCATGTTCATGCCGATTTTAAATTCTGGCTTCCGGAAGGACGGCTGGAACGATGCTCACGGCAGCAGGCAGAACTTTACCGGAAGTGGGCGGAGATGGATAAGCTCATCCTGACGGATGGTGATGTTATCGATCATACTCAGATAAAAAGTGACCTGCTGGAATGGATTGGCGGTGAAAACCTGAGGGAACTGGGATTTGACCCGTGGAGCGCAATGCAGTTCAGTCTGGCGCTGGCTGAAGAAGGTATACCGCTGGTGGAAGTTCCGCAGACGGTCCGCAATCTGTCAGAGGCCATGAAGGAAACGGAATCACTGGTCTATGCCGGGCGTTTCCATCACAGCAATCATCCGGTCATGAACTGGATGATGTCTAACGTTACGGTAAAACCGGACAAAAACGACAATATCTTCCCGAATAAATCCACGCCGGAAGCCAAAATCGACGGCCCTGTTGCGATGTTTACAGCAATGAGCCGGATGCTGGTCAATGGTGGTGAACCGGAGCCGGATCTGTCTGAGCATCTGGTCAGCGTTGGTATCCGCTCGCTTTAACCGAGGTCATTATGTTTCTGATAATTCTCACGCCACTGGTGGGCGTGCTGGGGGCGCTTTTGCTGGCGTATGGCGCCTGGCTGATTTATCCCCCGGCTGGTTTTGTTGTTGCCGGGGCGCTGTGTCTGTGCTGGTCGTGGCTGGTTGCGCGTTATCTCGATCGCGGTCACCGGGTCGCCTCCGGAGGTGAGTAATGTTTTTCCAGGGGCTTTTTCAACGCAAAAATAACACCCCCGTCACAACGCCCGGGATGCTTGCGGAAGAGCTGGGGTTGTCATACGACACCTATACCGGAAAGCGGATCAGCAGCCAGCGGGCCATGCGGCT